GGTCTCATTGAACTTAGATTTAATAAAGCAAGTGAAGGCGTAATGGAGGGACTCGAAGATGATACAGAAGTATTGTACAATCTCAGCACTAATCCTAGTAATTAGTAGTTGTAGTTTATTACCTACTAAACAAATAGATATAGTATCTAAGCCGGTGCAGATAGATATTATGCAACCAGATTTGCCACGACCAGTGGAACTTACTGCACCTAAATGGTATGTTGTATCTGAAGCAAGAATAACTAATCCATGTAAAAAGGTAGATGATAAAAGACCTAAGGCTTGTGATTTATCAGAAAGAGAAAATCCAGATTGGCCTGAAGGTTATACATATCTTGATAGATTTTTAGATGATATGAAAGATCAGAATAACGGTGAAATTGTATTTGTTGCCACATCAGTTGGTGACTATAAAGTCATGGCAGAAGACATGCAAGAATTAAAAAGATACATTAAACAATTAGGCGAAGTAGTAATCTACTATCGAAGTGTTACTATGCCTAATGGTGATAAAGGTGTAGGAGTTGGTATCAAAACTCCTGAATCTGTATCAGAAATCCGCGGCTAAAAAACTTAAAATAAACGTTTACAAATGCCGCGTTTTGTGGTATAATATATAATATAATGAATAAAGAAAACACTACAATTAATGTCACTAAAAGAGATGGTTCAAATCAACCATTCGATTTAGATAAAGTCCACAAAGTCCTTGAATGGGCGGTTGAAGATATATCAGGCGTATCAATGTCTGAAATAGAACTCAAAGCGAATATACAACTATATGATAAGATAGAAGCTTATGATATACATGAGTTGTTAATCAAATCAGCTGCTGAGCTTATATCAGAGCATACTCCAAACTATCAATTTGTTGCAGCTCGTCTTATATCTTATAAGATGAGAAAAGAAGCTTATGGTAAATACACGCCACCAAAGCTTAATGATATCATAGATAGAAATATAGAAATGGGTGTATATGACAGTGAAGTAACTCAAACATATACTCAAGAAGAAATATCAGAACTCAGTGATTATATCAAACATGATAGAGACGATACATTTACATATGCAGGTATGGAACAATTCAGAGGTAAGTATCTAGTTCAAGATAGAAGAACTAAAAAACTCTTTGAAACTCCACAAGTATTGTATATGATGATTGCAATGACTTTATTCGGTAAATACAAAGAAAACAGACTAAAATATGTTAAGGACTATTATGATGCAACATCTCTCTTCTATATATCACTCCCTACGCCAATCATGGCAGGAGTTAGAACACCAACTCGACAATTCAGTTCTTGTGTTCTTATTGAATCAGGAGATTCCCTTGATTCTATTAATGCTACTGCTTCATCTATTGTTAAATATATAAGTAAAAAAGCAGGTATAGGAATAGGAGCTGGTTCTATCAGAGCAAATGGCGCAAAGGTAGGAGATGGTTCAGTAGTTCATACAGGACTTATACCATTCTTAAAATACTTTCAGTCAGCAGTTAAATCATGTTCACAGGGTGGCGTAAGAGGTGGAGCAGCCACGGTATATCTACCTTTATGGCATTATGAATTTGAAGATCTCATTGTACTTAAAAACAATAAAGGTACTGATGAAAATAGAGTTCGTCATATGGACTATGCATTTCAGTTTAACAAACTTATGTATGAAAGACTTTTATCGGGCGGTAACATAACATTTTTCGATCCAAATGATGTACCTGGTTTATATGATGCATTCTTTGTAGACCAAGATAAGTTTCAAGAGTTATATGAAAAGTACGAAAGAGCTCATAGCGTAAGAAAGAAAACATTACCAGCCTTAGAAGTATTTCAATCATTCTTAACAGAAAGAAAAGATACTGGTAGGATATATCTTATGAATGTAGACCATGCTAACGATCATAGTTCATTTATACCAGAGAAAGCTCCTATCAAAATGAGTAATCTCTGTTGTGAAATTGATTTACCTACAACACCATTAGAAAGTAATGATGATACAGATGGAGAAATATCTCTTTGTACTTTATCAGCAATTAACTGGGGACTTATAAATGAAACACATGAATTTGAAAAATATTGTGACCTTACAGTACGTGCTCTTAATGAGTTATTGGACTACCAAGGCTATCCAATCGAAGCAGCTAAACAAGGGACTCTTAATAGAAGACCATTGGGTGTTGGAATTATCAATCTTGCCTATTTTCTAGCGAAGAGAGGACTTAAATACGATGAATCAGCTTACGAAATAGTTGACCAATATGCAGAAGCATGGTCATATTATTTGTTAAAAAGTTCAGCAAACCTTGCAGCTGAAAGAGGAAAATTGATATATAATACAGATACGAAATATTCTAAAGGAATACTTCCTATTGATACTTATAAGAGAGCGATAGATAATCTTATAGTGCATAGAGAGCGTTTACCGTGGGAAGAGTTAAGAGAACAACTCAGAGAAACTGGTATTAGAAACTCTACGCTAATGGCCTTGATGCCCGCTGAAACAAGCGCTCAGATAAGTAATAGTACGAATGGTATTGAACCACCAAGAGCATTGGTATCGTACAAACAAAGTAAAGATGGAGTGATGGCTCAGGTCGTACCTGGTTATCATCATCTTAAAAATAAATATGATTTACTCTGGGACCAAAAGTCTCCGGAGGGATATCTTGCAATATGTGGTATATTACAAAAATATATTGACCAAGGAATCTCTGTAAATACATCTTATAATCCTGAACACTTTGAGGATAATAAGGTTCCAATGTCAGTAATGATAAAGGATTTAGTAACATCATACAAGTATGGATTAAAGCAATTATATTACTTCAACACCTTTGATGGAGCTGGAGAAATGACTGATGGAGAAACGCATCATGCCTATGATGGCCAAAGCGAAACATTTGTTGATGACGAGGATTGCGATTCATGCAAGATTTAAAAGATAAGATAAATAAAAGAATGGACATCCTACAAGATTGGATGGAGCAAGATTATCATTTAAAAAGACCTGAAGTGGTATATGACCATACCTTAAGTATAAGTAAATTTTGGTCAGTACTTTCTGAAGAAGATAGAGAATATATACAATGCGCACAAGATGCAATAGAAACAAAATCAACAATTTCATGGAGACCTGATGTCAGTACTGGAAAAGAATAAAAAATCACATTTAACACGTAACATGTTTTTTGATAGTGGAGTTGACATCGCAAGATACGATCAAGTCAAATACCCACAATTAGAAAAAATTACTGATAAGCAATTAGGCTTTTTCTGGAGACCAGAAGAGGTAGATGTATCAAAAGATAAAAAAGACTTTGGAGATTTAACTGCTCATGAAAAACACATCTTTACCTCAAACCTCAAAAGGCAAATTTTATTGGACTCTGTTCAAGGCCGGGCCCCTAACCTTGCTTTCCTTCCTATCTCTTCGTTACCCGAAGTTGAAAATTGGATTGAAACTTGGTCGTTTTTTGAAACGATACATTCAAGATCGTACACGCACATAATAAGAAATATATATCCAAATCCATCAGAAGTATTTGATACAATGTTAGATATTAAAGAAATAACAAAATGCGGTTCTGATATCGCAAAATACTACGATGACCTTATAGCAGATAATAATTATGCTACAAATAAAATGGACCATAAAAGATCTTTATATATGTGTATGCTTTCAGCCAATGCCCTAGAAGGAATTCGTTTTTATGTATCCTTCGCCTGCAGTTGGGCATTCGCTGAATTAAAGAAAATGGAAGGTAACGCTAAAATCATTAAGTTTATAGCAAGAGATGAGAATACACATTTAGCAGCAACTACAGTTATGATAAGAAATCTTATCAAAGAAGATAAAGACTTTGCAAAGATCGCTAAGAAATGCGAAGATGATGCAGTCAAACTCTTTGTAGATGTTATTGAACAAGAAAAAGAATGGGCAAGATACTTATTTAAAGATGGTTCAATGATTGGTTTAAATGAAACCATATTAGAAAATTATGTAGAATGGATAGGATGTAAACGAATGAGAGCATTAGGTTTACCTTGTCCATATACAGTTCCACAAATGAATCCACTCCCCTGGACGGAGAAATGGATATCTGGTGGTAATGTACAGGTAGCTCCTCAAGAAACAGAGATAAGTTCTTATGTTGTTGGTGGAGTAAAGCAAGACGTAGATAACAAAACATTAATAGGATTAAGTTTATGAGAGAATTAGGAAAGGTTTTATTAGGTTGCTCAGCAATCGGAATATTTTTTATGATAATGATTATGCCAAACATGGCGTATAGTGGATATGGCGGTGGACATTCGTGTACTGGAGAATGCTTCGAAGAATATGTAGCATTAAATGGTACTGCACCAGAAATAGAACAAAGGAAAAAAGCATTAGCAGCTGAAGACGAATTCAGTTCTATAAAAGGATTATGGGCTGGATGCGCAGCATGTCACGGAACAGAAGGACAAGGTAATGGTCCTTTCCCTAAACTTGCAGGTCAGAGTTCAGATTACATTGTAAGTAGATTATATGCATATCAAAATAGAGAACAAGTCGGACCTATGAGTTCAACAATGTGGGCTCAAGCAGGTATGTTATCAGATAGTGATATCACAACAATCGGTAAATTCATAGAGGAGACAATGAAATGATAGAGATTTGGGGTAAGAAACAATGTCCATATTGCGATATGGCAAAAGCTTTATGTGAACAAAAGAAAATGGATTATCAATATAAATTATTATCATTTGATTTTACAAGAGAAGAAATGCTAGAAAAATTTCCAGGCGCAAGGACCTTTCCACAAATCATAGTTGATGGTAGTAATATTGGTGGATATACAGAACTTAAAGAACTTACGGACCTAGAGCTATGATTTTAGAATGCGAGCACTGCTATTCACGTATTGTAATTAAACCTGATGAACCAATCAAAATAAATTTTTGTCCTCACTGTGGCGAACCTACAGAAGATTCAGATGAACTGGATTTCAATGAATGAACAATTGGTTATACCAAGGTAGAACATTCGAACCACCAGAAGAATTTACACCTGATGTATGGTATGGATTTGTCTATTGTATAACAAACAGAGCAAAAAATAAAAAGTATGTTGGAAAGAAATTCTTCTGGAAAGCAAAGACATTACCAATTACAAAGAAAAGAAAGAGACGTCAAAGACTTAAAGTAGAGTCAGATTGGCGCACATATTACGGTTCAAATAAACACTTACAAGAAGATGTTATCAAAATGGGAGAAGACTTTTTCCATAGAGAGATTATACACCTATGTAAGACAAAAGGCGAATGCGCTTATATGGAAACAAAAGAGCAATTCGAAAGAGAAGTGTTATTAACAGAAGACTATTACAATGGTATTATCAATTGTAGAATAGGCGGAAACGCAGTAAAAAACTTAAAATAAACGTTTACATTTGCTCAAAAGTATGGTATAATAGATATATAATGGCAAAAATACTTAAATTTCCTACACCACAGGAACTACAACAAAAACAAGATGAAGTAACACTTGATAAAGCAAGTGAGACATGTGTCGATAGTTCTCATTTTCTTTTTGAAGTATTAGAAGAATTTATTAATGCAGGCGAAGTATCAGAAGACTTTATGGATATGGATTTCAGAGATGAAACTAATCAAGAGTCAAGAGATATGTATGTCATAGTTAATATGATTAATGGTATGTTAAATCGTTATTATGGAATTCCACATGGATTACATCAAACGATGGACAGTGCTTATGTTAAGATAAAAGAGATGATTCTTATAAACGAGCAAGCAAACCATGAACTTGCAGAATATGTATTTGAGCCAGAAATTGAATTTACACCAGAGGACCCAGATGATATTGATTGATTACAGCCAAATAGCGCTGTCTAATATAATAGTTCAAAAACTTAATGATGAACAAATGATAAGACATATGATACTAAATAGTATTCGTATGTATAATAAGCGTTACAGAGATGAATATGGCCAAGTTGTTATATGCGCTGACGGTATGAACACTTGGAGAAAAGAGTTCTTTCCTGAATATAAAGCTTCACGTAAAAAAGGTAGAGATAGTTCTGGCTTAGATTGGCAAGAAATCTTTAGAATATTACAAACTGTAAGAGATGAAATAAGAGATTATCTACCATATAAAGTTGTACATTTAGAAGGCGTAGAAGCTGATGATGTCATAGGTACATTAACAATGGAAACTCAAGAGTTTGGTCAAGCTGAACCTGTTATGATTATATCATCTGATAAAGACTTTATACAATTACAAAAGTATAAGAACGTAAAACAGTTTAGTCCTATACAAAAGAAATTCGTAAAAGATGCTAATCCAAGAACATATCTATTTAATCATATTATGAGAGGCGATAGTGGAGATGGTATACCAAACGTTTTATCTGATGATGATACATTTATATCTGAAAAAAGTCAAACACCTTTAAGACAAACAAAGATAGATGCTTGGCTAGAAAACTCTGATAATCTAAGAGAATCAATGGATGATGATACATACCGTAATTATCAACGTAATAAAAAACTTATTGATTTAACTGATATACCAGAAACTATACAAGAAACTATTATAAATAATTTTAATGGTCAAACAAAAACACCAAATATGAAAGTATTGAACTATTTAATAAAGAAAAGATGTAATCATTTGATTGAAGTCGTGGAGGAATTTTACAATGGCTAGAAAATTAATATCAGAAGTCCTGACTGAAGCAGGCAAAATCGTAAAACGTGATGACAGAATCAAGTTTCTACAACTCAATAAAACACCCGGTCTTACCGATATACTTAGAATCAATTATGATGATACAGTAGTATCTGCACTTCCTTTAGGAGCTCCAAATTATAGTAAAGACGATGCTCCAAAAGGATATGAATATACTCGCTTAAATAAAGCATATACTCAATTCAAGTATTTCTTTAAAGGACCAGTAGCAAATGGTATGAAACCACTTAAGAGAGAAGGCCTTTTTCTCAATTTGCTCGAAACTCTTAATCCAGAAGAAGCTGCTCTACTTGTTGCAGCAAAAGACAAAAGTATGAAATACAAGGGCATCACTAAAAGATTAGTTAACGATGCATTTCCAAATTTGATAGTTAAATAGGAGGTTAACACTTTCGTTATGATAGAATTTAATTTTAATATCACAAGGAGACTACCTATGTTTTTACAAATTGAAAGGCTAAAGAAAGATATTTCAGAAGCAATATACTATCAGAAGAGATTATTAAAAAAAGGCAAGCATAACCTAGCTTATAAAATAGGTAAAAAAATTGACTACATGTCTCATACTTTAAATGAAATGAAATAAACCCAAAAAAACGTTTACATTTGATTGAAACTATGGTATAATATATATTATGATACAAATACTACGCGAAACAACAGACTGGAATGACCAGCAAATATCAAACGGCGACTACTACGTTAACAGCCACGGATACCTTATAGGTTATATGCCTAAAGGTGGCGCTTACAAAGAGTTTAAAACTCCTATGAAGCAGTTTTCGAAATCAAGACGCAAATTCAAACTTATTGGCGAATGGCCAGAAGAATTGCCAGATGGAGCAATCACTGTTAAAGGTAGCAATGGTAATACATATACTATTGTCAATAACAAATGCTCATGTCCTGGCTTTAAATTCAGAGGCAGTTGTAAACATATGGAGAAAGTAGCATGAATATATTCGTACTCGATAATGACCCAGTGATTGCTGCTCAAGACCAATGCGACAAACATGTTGTCAAAATGATTGTTGAATCAGCTCAAATGCTATCAACAGTTCATCGTATGCTAGATGGTGTAATGGAAAGAAGGCCATCTAAATCAGGCGCAATGTTACAGTATTGGAAACTACTCGATGAAAGAGAAGATGTCTTATACAAAGCATGCCATTTTAATCATCCATCAACTATATGGACTCGTGAAGGCTGTTGTAATTACACCTGGCATTACAATCATTTTATTGCACTTTGCGATGAGTATACATATAGGTATGGTAAAATACATTCAACTGATACTAAACTACGTGAAGCACTTAAACATCAGCCTAACAATATTAAAACAGGCAAAACATCATTCAAACTTGCAATGGGTTCAAATCCTGAATGCGTTGTTACTGGACTTGGCGGAACTGATGCAGTTGAATCATACAGAAACTTTTATCATACAAAGCAAGATCGATTCAAAATGGATTGGACAAAAAGACCAATACCAGAATGGTTTACAGTTAAAAAACTAGGAGTAGTATAAATGCCTACATATGAATTTAAAAATACAAAGACAGGCGAAGTATTCGAAAAGTTTATGTCTTATGATAATAAAGTTAAATTCTTAGAAGATAATCCAGATGTTAAGTCACACTATACAACATTGAATATAGACCATGATGGTGGTAAGTCAGTTCTTACAAGAGCTGGTGGAGGTTGGAAAGAAGTACAAGAAAGAATTAAATCAGGTCTACCACCTAAAGATAGAGGATTAATTAAGTCTAAATAATGCAACAAAAGAAACCAAGCAAATTACGTCTCGATCATATAGCTAAATATAAACCATTGACTTTGAGTCAAGAAAAGGTTTATGATTCATGGAATAATAATCAGAATCTTATACTTAGTGGATCAGCTGGTACTGGTAAAACATTCTTATCATTATACTTTGGTATCAGTGCAGCTTTAGATAAGAATCAAAAACAACAGAAAGTTGTAGTTGTAAGAAGTGCAGTCCCTACAAGAGATATGGGATTCTTACCAGGTACAATAGAAGAAAAAGAAGATGCTTATAAAGCGCCATATACAGCAATTGTTAATGAGTTATTTAGAGATATCGATGCATATAAAAAGATGGAACAGTTTAAAAACATTGAGTTCTTAACAACGTCATTTATACGTGGTATTACAATACACGATGCTGTAGTTGTTATTGATGAAGCTCAAAACTGCAACTTTCATGAACTCTGTAGTGTTATCACAAGGCTTGGCGATAATTGTAGGTTAATTATATCAGGTGATTATTACCAAAGCGATTTTGTTAAACAGAATGATAAAAGCGGTTTATATAAGTTTATAAATATATTAAATAATATGAAGAGCTTTGACCACATAGAATTTGAATGGAAAGATATTGTACGTAGTGGTTTAGTAAGAGACTTTATAATGACAAAAGAAATGTTAGAGAATAATAAACTATGATAAACGAAGAATACAGAGATGCTACTCCAGAAGAAGTAGAAGAGTGGCAAAACACAGATTATTTTATGAAAGGCGATTTTGACCCATTACAACTCTTTGTAGTAATACCAACAATTGTACAAATATTTATGTTTGGATCGATGCTTTTAGTATTTAAATTTAACAATGTCTTTTTTTAAAGTATATTTTAAGCTCTTACTTGGCGTGGGCTCAATAGAAGAATATAAAATTACGCCACTTAACATTATGATGACTGCCTTTATAGTAGGTTCAATATTTTTAGGAATAATATTCGTATTAATTGCAGGAACATATTACATTATTAATTAATTATGAAATTTATACATGAACCTAAAGATTTAGGTTACAACGATTTAGAAGCCGTCACAGGCGACAAGGGACGATTTTATTCAGATCCCGAAGGAAATAAGTACGCTTCAGTTACTACAGTCCTTTCAATACTATCAGAAGAAGCAATACAAGCTTGGAGAGCAAGAGTTGGCGAAGAAGAAGCCAATAGGATATCTCGTCAAGCAAGTTCACGTGGAACAACAGTCCATAACATAATAGAAAAATATGTAGCAAATGACCCTGACTTTATCAAAGGAGAAATGCCACATAACGTACAGACCTTTAAGGATATACAACCTGTCCTAGATGAGAGTGTTACAAAGGTATATCAACAAGAAGCTCCACTTTATTCTAAGCATTTAGGTTTAGCTGGAAGAGTTGACCTGGTTGGTCAGTGGAAAGGCGTAGATTCTATTATTGATTGGAAGACATCACGTAAGTTAAAAAAGAAAGAATGGATTAGTTCATACTTTATGCAATGCGCAGCTTACGCAATTATGTGGGAAGAAAGAACTGGCATGCCAATAAAACAATTAGTTGTTTGTATTGCTGGTGATGAAGGTTCTCAAGTCTTTGTTGAAGATAGAGATAATTGGACAAAAGATTTAATTAATACTATAAATGAATATAAACGTAGAAAACTATTCGGGAGATAAAAATGGCAAACTATAAAGATAAAATAATACATACACTTAAAGTTCATGCTGCTGCTCATGTACAGAAACATATAATGAATGCTAACATTCTTTTGGGTTCTCATGTCGGTGTTGCTGAACATCCGGATTTAATTGAGACCATTGAGAAAGAATTAATGGAAGCAGCTAAATATCAAGACGTATTAGATATGGTAGAAAAGCATCTGTAAATGTAAAATTCTTATAAATAGATATTTACATTTATAAAAAAGTATGGTATAATATATCTATGAAAAAGTTTAACGAGTTTTTAGCTGAAAGAGCAGGCAAAGGATTAACAATATTTGATATTGATGATACTATGTTCGTGTCTAAAGCTCGTGTAATCGTAAAAAACAAAAATACTGGACAAAGTAAACCGCTTACTCCAATGGAGTTTAACAGTTATAAACTACGTAAGAACGAAGAATATGACTTTGGTGAATTTAGATCAGCTAAAATATTCTATCAAACAGCAACTCCAATTGCTCGTATGGTACAAAAGGCAAAAGCAATTATAAGTAACGCAACCAAAAAAGGTTCAAAGGTTATTGTTGTAACTGCAAGAAGTGATATGGATGATAAGAATCTCTTTATCAAAACTTTTGAAGCTCATGGTATACCAATGAAAAATGTATACGTAGAGAGAGCTGGTAATATGAGCGGTAGTAGCGCTGAAAATAAGAAAGTAATATTTAGAAAGTATTTAAAAACTGGTGAGTATGCGAGAATAAGATTATTTGATGACCACAAAGAAAACTTAACTGCATTACTTGATTTGAAAAAAGAGTTTCCTACAGTAGAAATGTTTGCTTATTTAGCAGATTTAAAAGGAAGCGTAAAGAGGGTAAAATAATGGCAATAAAATTAGGCAAAAGCGTAACAATAAAAGATAGAAATACTGGTAAATTAACAACTGAACATTCATACATTAAGATGATTGCAATAAAAGAATTAATTGAAAAGTTTAATAATGCTAATACACGTAAAAGAGATAAGCAAAAGATTAAGAACGAGTTAGTTAGGAGAGGTGGAGTTGTCTTCCAAGAAATTAGATAGAATTAAAGAAGTTCTTAATCTAGAAGAATATCATAAAAAGCAGAAAACTGAATTTAGAAAGAAAATTCTAAGTACGCTTTTAGCACTTATATTAATTGGTGGTGCAGTAACATATTGGATATATTATGGATAGTAAAAAACAATGGCATGGTGGAAAAGGTTCTGGTAGAAGAAGTACTGCAGACGATAGTGCCTATGCAGATAACTGGGATAAGATATTTGGTAAAAAGAAACCAGAAATTAAAGTTCGTAAAGAAACACCTAAACATGCTGATACACAAATACACACAGATAATTCAAAAGTGATACCAAGACATTATAAATATAAGTATAAGTTAGAGGAATAATATGAGTATAGATATAGAACAATTTGATTTTGGCTTTACAGCTGTAGATGAAAATGAACTTGAAGCAGTACAAAAGTTATCAACTGAAGCTTCTGCAGTATCAGAATCTGCAGAACAAACTGAAGAGAAATTAAATAAACTATATAACGCTATATTACCTTTACTTAGCAATTTAAAAGCAAATCCAGAAAAAGATTATATCTACTGGCCAGGAAGAACTGAAAAAGTAGAAGCATTTGAAGATATGATATCGGAGATTATTAAGTAATGGGTATACCAAGTTCAGGCGAAATAAAAATGGGTGGAACAGGTACTAATAGTATTGCTCAAGTAAAAGCAGGTACTGATACTGGTACTCCATCAGCAGTTCAAAACGTATCATTACGAGGATTATCAGTCGATAGCGTAAATGATTTTCAATATACAGGTGGAGCAGGCGTAGATTTTCCTGTAGCAGGAAGTTCTCCAGATCAAGCAGCTCCGCATGCTATGTCAGAGTTTCATGGTTATGTTCAAGCTGCATTAGATGGATGGCCAGAATTAAATGGTGGTTTAACTAAAGTTCCAGACAATCAATGGGGACAGGAGAGTCATTTTGGCATAGGGTTTATATCAGTATCTTGTGGATATGGACAGAACCACGATACTGCAAATGATAGAATTGCTCATAGATGGCATACATCAAATAGTACAGCTGCTACAATATACCAGTACGCATATCAAGATTATACAGGATTAGATAGCGCTACAATTCAAGCAAAAGCAACATATACTATATCCACAAGTACTGGAACAACAAATTTGATGACATTTCAAGACCCAGCATCATATTCTCCAGCAACAAACACTTGGACAAATGTATCTACAACCTCAGGTGCATATTCACCAAGATGGGATTTTAGTATTACAAATCCATCTGGTGGTAACTATGGAACAGGTTCGATTTATTCTACAGGAACTACTGGTCCGGGTGGAGGCAATTTTCATTTCTATAATAGAGCGACTTTAGGCGGTACAACATATCCAAGTGCTGCTGATGGCTATGATGGTAATCAATATTATAGAAGTCAAGGAAGTACTATATCCCTGATTCTTACTCGTGGAACAACAGCGTCTCCTGGCGGTCCTGGTGGCGGTCCTGGTGGCGGCGGTGGAGGCGGACCTTTTTAAGCTTAAATTATGATTATTGGAAAAGAAAAGCGCCTCGGTGAAATAAAGAATGTCCCCTATCAAATTCACAGTTTAAACAATATATATACTGTTATGCAAATAGGCACTGATAAAGTAATGGGTAGATTTAAATCTCTACAAGAAGCAGAAACATTTATGTGGAGTTTAATACCAAGACTTAAATAAAAAGGAAAAAAATATGAATATAGAACAATTAAAAGAAACATTAAAAATAGATGAAGGAGTGGTTTATGAAATATATCATGATCATCTTGGCTATCCAACATTTGGAATTGGTCACCTCGTCCTTGATGGAGAACCAGAACATGGGTTATCGGTGGGTACTTCAGTCTCAGAGGATAGAGTTGATGCATGCTTCGAAAAGGATGTAGAAACAGTTATAGGTGATTGCAAAAAATTACACGACGGATGGGATGGTTACCCTGAAGAAGTAAAACAAGTCATTGCGAACATGATGTTCAATATGGGACTTACGCGCTTAAGTAAATTTAATAAACACAATGCAGCGCTGCAGTGTGGTGATTGGAAGGAGGCTGCTATAGAAGGCAGAGATTCAAGATGGTACAAGCAAGTAACAAACAGAGCCGAAAGGCTGATGAAAAGACTCGAAGAGGTATAGAAGCGAACTATAAAGGACGTTTCTATTGCCATGAGAGAAAGGATTTTTTCCCTTGGAAAGAATTCGTTAACTATAAATATAATAAATGATGGAGGTAAATATTATGGATATATCATTCATAGTGATTGTTGGAGTCGTGGTAGCCATAGTTGGTTATGCAATATACGATTCAATGAAACCCGGTTCAGGAGTTAGAGCAAGAAATGAAAAGGGACATTATATAAAAGATGACCCTACTACTGCTAAGAACGAAGCTTTCGTAGATGGTAAAACACCAGCTAAGAAAAAGAAAGCTCCGGTCAAGAAAAAGCCAGCGGCTAAAAAGCCTGCAGCTAAGAAAACAGTAGCTAAGAAAGCTCCAGCGAGAAAACCTAGGGCAAAGAAAACTACGACAAAAAAATAATTTGCAAATTAGTTTTTATAAGAGGGGACTTAATTAAGTCCCTTTTTTATGTGTCTTAGCTTCCTGATTGTTATAAATAACCATGTAAGTTAATTTATAGGATAATAATAACATGGCAACAGTAAAACTTAAAGGCTCAGAACTTAATTTAAGTTCACCAACTAACGTGAATTTTGCAACACTTGTAAGAGTAGTAAATAACAAAACAACTATTCAAGTAATAGTACATGCTGATAAAGATGGAGCAGTAATTGGAAACTTTACAATGCTACCTAATTCAGTAGAATTAGTTGAAAAAACAGCAACAGATACGCTTTCAGGAGCTGCAACATCATTAGCAGTAAAAGTAGCATACACTAAGTAATGGGTGAAATATTTACGCTCATATCCGATCTAGGGTTACCTATTGCGGGTGCTTTAGTAATGGGATATTTTATATTTGTTATAATAAAACAAATACTCGAAGGCGTGGTTGATGATATCAATACGCTTACAATGTTTTGTACCTCATTAGAAAATAGAGCAAGAACAATGAGTAACGAAATGATTAAAATAGATTTACTTGTAAGTAGCGCATTAGAATTAAGACCCGATATCGAAAGGATAGCTCGGGCAGAAAACTTTATTGAAGACGGGAAGCTCGACGTAAGAAGAGATTAGTATGGAATTTGAAATAACAGAGATTGTAACCAAGTATGGTTTTCCAACTGTCATGGTTGTAGGTTTAGGATATTTTGTATATTTTGTTTATAACTTTATACAAGAACATTTAGACCCTGCAACAGAAAAAATGCATTTTCAATTAATAAAAGTGATTGACCAGATGAGAATGCTTGACCAAGATCTTATAAGATTACAACAAAAAGTAGATACAATATTGGAATATAAAGAAAATGAAAAGAAAAAACAAAATGGAAAAGATGAAGTATAAAGCAGAAGCATTTGCTTTAATGAGTATCTTTATTTTATCAATATCAAGTCTTGGTGTAAGTGCTACAGAGATAGTACACAAATTTAAAAATCCTTCCTTTAGTGGAATAGGTACTGCTTCACATTATCTTACTGTAGAGAATCAAGAGTTTTCTCGTAAGAAATCTATAGAAGAAGCATTAGCTGCAGCAGAAAAGGCAGCGCAAAGAGAAGCAGAGAATACTACTCTTGCTAAGTTTATAAGAAACTTGGAAAGTAGAATATATGCTCAAATGTCTAAACAACTTGTTGAAAGTATGTTTCAAAATGATGGTGCAGTAAGATTCGGTTCATTTACATTAGAAGGATCGGTTGTTACATATGAAGTGATAACCAATGAAGATGGTTCAGAATATATTAAAATGTCTATAATTGATGCAAATGGTACTGAAACAATTATTGAGATACCAATAGGTACTGGTAACTTTGGGAGCGATTATGGTACGTCAACTGACGGCGGTTAGTCTTGTAATAGCACTACTTTCTAGCTGTGCAGCTGTACCAAGATACTCAGAAAATCCACAGGATTGTAATAAAGATACATGGGGAGAAGAGTATAACCATGACCTATGGAATTATGCAAAAGCTTCAGGTAGAACATTTGAAAGAGCAATGCCATTTATATGTGTCGATGAACCAGAAGTTGTTAAGTTACCATCATTTATAAAGTTATTACAATTACCACCAGCTGAATCTAAACCTGTAGTTGCGGTATATGCATTTGCAGATAAAACAGGACAAAGAAAAGCAAGAGAAGGTATTGCAGATTTTTCAACAGCAGTTACTCAAGGTAGTACTGAAATGTTAATTGATGCTTTAAAGAGTGCTGGTAATGGAAGTTGGTTTAGAGTTGTAGAGAGACAAGGATTAGATAACCTAGTAAGAGAACGACAAATTATACGAAGTGCACGACAAGATATAGCAAAAGCAAAAGGTGAAGAAGAAGCAAAGGGTATTCAACCATTATTATTTGCTGGAATGATAATAGAAGGTGGTATAATTGGTTATGATACAAACATCCTATCCGGCGGCCGTGGCGCTAGAACTTTAGGTATAGGAATAAGCAGACAATATCGTAAAGATGTTGTAACAGTTTCAATTAGAGCAGTATCTGTTCTAACTGGAGAAGTTTTATTAAACGTCCAAAGTAAGAAGACTATCCTATCTTACGGTAGTGGCGGCGATATTTTTCGATTTATCGAAGAAGGTACACAATTGATAGAGTATGAAGACGGAGTGGGTAAAAATGAGTCAGTGACATACGCAGTACGAACAGCCATTGAGGCCGGAGTATTGGAATTAATCAACCAAGGTCATGATAGAGGATTTTGGAAAATAGAAGGAAAAGTAAAATGACAAAATATATTTTAGGCCTAAGTTTATTTTTTAGTTTAAATTCTTTCGCAGCAGCATCTGATGATAATGAAATTAATATTGCACAAGTAGGTGATACACTTACTTTGTATATTGACCAGGTAGGATATGGTAACAAAATGGGACTGAATAACTTTGAAAGTAGTTCAGCCGCTATGCCAATTACTGGGTCATCGTTAACTTTCAATATCGACCAAATAGGTAATAACAATTTACTTTTCGGTAAAGTTACAGCCGACTCATCATCATACACTTTAGAGTGGACTGGTGATAGTAATGTTTGGGATTGGATGATTGGAGAAACTGGTTCAGCTGATAGTTCAAACTATTTAGTTGATATAACTGGTGACTCTAATACTATGGACCTAGACCAAGGTGCAGCGTTTAGCGCGGAAAGATTAAATTTTGATTTAACAGTTTTAGGTAGTTCAAACGTATTTGATGTTGACATAGAAACTGATGATGTTATATGGAACTTTGATGTTACAGGTAGCACAAATAATATTAATACTTTACAAAAAGATGGATACTATAATGAGATTAATTTTATTCTCGATGGTTCCGGAGCTGATGTAGACATTAACCAGATTTCTGGTACGTGTCCTACAGGTGTTAACACTTGTAAAGGTATTATTACACTTGATGTAGATAGTGAAAATGCAACAATTCAAATCAATCAAAAAGATTCAGCTAACGATACTTAATCTTATACTTGTGGGGTTTGTTTCGGCAGACCCTATAGGTTCTATTGTAGAGCAGTCCGGTTCTACGCAAATTAAAAGACAACAAGAACAAATAAAAATAACTGATGAGGTACAACCTGATATTCAGTTAAATGATGTGGCTGAAACAGCAAATGGTAAACTTAAGATAAAGTTTTTAGATGATGCTCAATTAGATATCAAAGAACATAGTGAAGTGTTAATTGATGAAATATATTATGACCCAGACCCATCACTCTCTAAAATGTCAATGAAGTTTACTATGGGAACAGCAAGATTTGCTTCAGGTTCTCTAGGATTAGTGAACAAAGCGAATATAGATATACAAACACCAACAGCCACGATAGGTATTCGTGGTACAGATTTTACAACAACTATTGATGAACTTGGAAGGTCATTAATTATGTTACTCCCTGATGTAAATGGCGATCCATCAGGAGAGATTACAGTTACAAACGAAGCTGGAGTAATAACACTTAATCAAGCTTATCAAGCAACAATGGTATCTTCGTTAAATACAATGCCAACTAAACCTGTTACTATCGGAGGTATTACACCCTCAATGATTGATAATATGTTTATTGTTAATCCACCAACAGAAGTAAGAGAAGCAATAGAAGAACAGGTAAATGATGATTCGAATAAAGACAAAGGAATACTTGATATAGATTTTCTTGAATATAATGAATTAGAAAAAGACTTTGATGACTATGCTAACGATCCTGATTATGACGCTCGAAATGGTAGGATTGATGTTGATTTTTTAGCTGGTGAGTTTTTACCTGACCTTTTAGATGTTGTAGAAGAATTAATTAAAACTACTGTTGTACTTGGAGATAAACAAGGAGCGACTGGTGGAACCGCAGCGTTTAAACTTGAAGGAGCTAAACTTGGGCTGAATAAAGATAGTCAATATAATATATTTTTAGAAGATGCAGGTATTGTATTCTATAGAGATATTAATGGTGTTATAAGTCTTACATTTGAAGCAGGAGCAGCTGTTAATTTAAATACTGTAGTTGATGGATATGAAGGAACAATCACAATGAACGGTGGAGACGATATAAATATTTACATAAGGCAGGTAAACTAATGAAAAAGAAAAGAAAAGCTCTTGTATCAATTTGGACAAATGGCAGAAAAACAATAAAGGTATACTCATCATAATGGATAAACACGATAAAAACTTTTTAATTAACATGGCACCATTATTAGCTGTATCGCTTATTATGTTCTTAATGATGGTAGCATTTGATTCAAAAGCAGAGGATAATGTTATTGCAATAGAACAAACTGGCGATACATTTCAATTAGGTATAGAACAAATTGGCCAAGATAATGAAATTGGTATGTTTGATACTAATTCATTTATATCATCATCAAGTTTAAATATGTACTTAGTTCAATATAATACCGGTACTTCAGTGCTCACTAATAGTATTGTATTCGATGAAATAACTGGTACTGGTAATCAAATGAAACTTGCTCAAGGTGTTGCTTGGGATGTTCTTGAGTCAGAAACTAATTTAGATTGGTATGGTGATAGCTATGAAACAGGTGGTCATGACATAGGTATTACAATGTATGGTGATTATAATAATTTAGCAGTTCAACAAACAAATCAGACAGGTGCGCTTGACGGTCATAACTTTGATTTACATTTAGCTGGAGATTATAATGAGGTCAAAATAAAACAACAAAGTAACGGTGCAAAAAATATAGGTCTTACAATTTACAATGACTATAACGATGTATTCATTCGTCAAAAAGGTAATGGTGCTACTCATAATGCAAATATAACTCTTGATGGTCTCTATGGAACTGATTTAATTTTAAAACAAATGAGTACGACTAACCAAACATATAATTTATCTGTTAACTGTATGACAGTTGGTGGATGCAATACGACAGTAACACAACAATAATAGTATTACACTTTATGAAATATTTAACTTCAATATGGACTACTATAGTAATTGGTATTACACTTTTAGGAGTAAGAATATCAGACCCTCAGTTATTAGAACAATTTAGACTCAGTATATTTGACCAATATATACAATCAATACCAGTAGAGCAATCAAACGATATAGTGTTGATTAACATATCCGAGTCTTCACTCGAAGCTTATGGACAATACCCTTGGCCACGTCAGAATCACGCAGCAGTGATATCTGATTTACGAAACTCGAATGCTGGTATGATAGGGTTCACTATAATGTTTCCAGAGGAAGATAGGTTTGGTGGAGATGAAATATTTGCATCATGGATAAAAGATAACGGTGTTATACTTTCTCAAGACGCAGATAGTAATGGTAGGTCATCAAAGGCTCCTTATGTTGGTTACGCAACGTTTGGTTATTCAGGAGATGTATTAGATTTAACATATCGTTATAATGGATTAATAACTAATATCGATATACTGGAATCAGAAGCTTGGGGAGCAGGATTATTAAATGGAGCTCCTGAAGTTGATAACCTTACAAGAAGAATACCATTAATGTCTCAAGTTAACGGAGATTTATATCCATCATTTGCTTTAGAAACAGTACGAGCAATGCAAGGAAAGAAATCTTATACAGTTAAATTAAACGAATCAGGAATAGAATCTATTATATTAAGACCTTTTATAATACCAACAGATGAGAGAGGAAGTATATGGTTAAAATGGAATACACAGTTTGAATCAATTGATTATGATGGCCAACCATTACCAGATTTAAAAGGAAAGACAGTTATTGTAGGAGTAACAGCGAAAGGTATTGTTCCTCAAGTATCTACGCCAGCTGGTTTATTATATCCTCATGAGATTCAAGCAAATGCATTACAAACAATAATATCAGATAATCCTATATCACGGCCTCAATGGACTTATCTTGCTGAACTTGCAATGATTCTGTTTGGTTCTCTTTTGATTGTTCTATCAGTATACTATCTTCCGATATGGGTCGGTGCTGTATCCTTCGTCGGCTCTGCATTCGCTGTAAGCTTTGCTTCTTATTACGCCTGGTACGAATTTTCTATACTCCTCGATTTATCAGCTACTCTAATAATATATATACTTTTACTCACCTCATCGAGTTTTAATAATTTTTACAAACAGTTCGTATTAAGACAACAAGTAAAGAAACAATTTGGTACATACGTATCTCCTGACTTAGTTAAACAATTACAAAAGGACCCATCACTACTTAAACTTGGCGGTGAAAGAAAAGAAATGACCTTTATGTTTATGGATATATGTGGCTTTACTCCAATATCAGAACATTATAAAAACAATGACGACCCAGAAGGGTTAGTAATTCTTATAAATAATTATTTAGATACTATGACAAAAATCGTTTTAAAGAACGGTGGAACCATAGATAAATTTATGGGTGATTGTATCATGGCTTTTTGGAATGCTCCGCTTGAATGCGAAGACCATGCCTTTAAAGCTGTGCAAACATCTATAGAAATATGCGAGGCTGCAGATGTACTTATACAAGAACTTGAAGAACAAGGTTTACCTAGGATTGATATTGGCATTGGTATCAACACCGGTACATGTATCGTCGGAAACATGGGATCAGAATCTAGATTTGACTATTCCGTTATCGGAGATGCCGTCAACCTGGGCGCTCGACTCGAAGGACAAACACGAAATTATGATGGGGTTCGAGTGTTG